ATTTGTTTGTGATGCGTCCGTGTTCTGTGCAAAAACTACCACTTACTAGTGAGCCTCGCCAATGACTGCGAACAACTTCTTTTAATTCTGTGCCTTGATAAGCATACTGCTTGAATGGAGGAAAATTCACTTTGGCTTTTTCATCTGCTATAGATTTTGGATTCTTTTTGCGACCTTCTTCTTCAGGAATGTGTTCATATGTCATAACACGAAACACAACGTCTTCGTCTGAAAACGAGCTGGGATCTACAGCAAATTCTTTTTGCTTTGGTTTGTTTTTATAATCTGCTTTGTCGTGGTTTACCATTGCAGCAGCGTAAGCTAGACTCTGCATTTTTGCAGACTTGTTTTCTTTGGCTTGTTTTATTGTTTTAGCATTAATTTTGCTTATATCGTCTAGTATTATGTCGTAGTCTGTGTATTTTATATCTTCAACATAACAATATGTAAGTTTGCTTTTGTGTATTTCTTTTAGTATATCTTTGTTGTTTAGATAGTTAACTGTTGTTGCTTTTTTCATTATTGTTATCTCCAGTTCTATATACTATTATACAGTCAAACATTACTATGTCAATGATATTTATTAGGATTCGGCAATTAAAACAGTGTATTATGAAAGCGATAAATACTGTATAGGAGAAATGAAATGCCAACTTTTACTCAAAGCGGAACAGGATCAGGAACAGCTAGAAGCACAGGCTCCGGCTCTGGTGCAGATTCTAGTGGGTCAGGTAATCAGCAATACCTAACTGATTTAAGCACTCAGCTATCAACTTTTAGCGATCAAGTAACTCAAAGTGGTGTGCAAAGCGGTATAACCACAAATGTTGATTGGAGAGCTAGGTTGAGACCAAAAGATGGTGGCCGCTCTTTGTTCTGGAAAGGGGAATTAGAGGGTGATGGTGCACCATCTACCGGCGGTACAAAAATAGATTATTTGTTAAAGCCCTTGCATGAAACAAATGGATTAGTTTGGCAATACACACCTGACATATTATTAAGCTCGCAGGTTAACTATAATATGCCAGATTTTCATGGCCAGAACTATCCATTGATGACTTATAAAAACACCACGCCACCGCAAATACCAGTTACAGCAGATTTTTCTGCTAACACTACCAAAGAGGCACAGTACCTATTAGGCGTTATACATTTCTTAAAAGTTTGTACAAAGAGCTTCTTTGGAGACTCTGCTGTTGCAAGTGGACTATACGGAACACCGCCGCCTGTTATGTTGTTTGAATATTTAGGACAACATGGTTTTAACAAAGTGCCAGTTGTGGTGACATCTTACAGCATAAACTATCCTTCGGATGTTGATTATGTGCCAGTAAAAACTGCTGTAGTAGGCGATGAAACAACATTTGTGCCAGTTCTCATGAACGTACAAGTTACTCTTCAGCCAAGCTATACACCTCACAAATTGCGCAAGAGATTCGATTTGCAATCATTTACTACCGGTAAAAATTATAAGGATGGATTTGTATAATGGCCAGTTTTCATAGAAAAGATAGTTTTTTAAAAAGCACTGGGGTTTATGATGTATTCTTAGATATCAATAACCTGCCTACTATACCTAAAAGTGTTTCCGACGAAAAGTATGTCATAGAGCCCAAGTATCATCAGCGTCCAGATTTGTTAGCGTATGACAAATACGGAAATTCTCGTGTATGGTGGATAGTTGTTTTGCGAAATATAGATATTATAGAAGATCCTGTTAAAGACTTTAATGAAGGTACTGAAATATCTTTGCCCAGTAAAAAAACAGTAGAAAGTATAATCACATAACATGACAATTAAATCAGCAGAAGAATACGATCCGTTTCTCAAAAGAAATGTATACGGAAATGTACTAGACCAAGTAGAGAATTTTCAGTACAACGCAAAGTTATACATGATACCTCCTGTAACTTCGGCTAGCGGGTCAGCATCTACTACTCCGCCGCAATCGGGTACATCTGCACGAACAAACGATCCTGGAACAAGCAGCACTGCATCTGATAACAGAGGAGGGTACTTGCATGATGCTATGACAGCTGATCCTTCACAGACTGTGGTTCTTGCACAAACAGGAGTTACCGGTGTACAAATAGATAACATTGAAATCACCAGTGCAGTAGGACCAGGTAATTCATTTGCTTTTTCAACAATAAATTTTGATATTGTACAACCAGGAGCCGCCGATTTCTTAGATCAGATTATTGCAGCAAGAGCATATTTAGGCGATCAAATTTTTTCAAACGATGTTCCTTTGTTTTTAGAAATTGTTTTTAAAGGCTATTCAGAAGATTTAGACGAAACAGATGCCGGCGGCAAACCAATTGCTGCGGCAGGCCCTTATCGATTTAGAATGGTTATAAACACAGTATCTCTGGAGATTAACGATGAAGGCAGCGTATATCAATTTAGCTGTGTAGCAATGGACCACACAGGTTATGCAGATCATCACTTTCGCATACCAAAGAAGATGGAATCTGTGGGCACAACAATTCCAGAGCACGTTGAAAATCTTGTCAAAAAAATTAACGATCATGTGAAAGAAAACTATGATGCATATCAAGTACAAGACGAGTATAACATTGATATATCTGGATTATCCAGCGGCCCATACGGGTTGAGTGATCTTAGTCTGGTTACTGATAGTGATGTTAGAGCAGAAGAAATAAACAGGATAATGAATCCAGAATTAGAAGATAAAGAGGAGTCTGAATACAAAGACTTATTGGAATCTGCTACCAAAGACGAAGGTCCTGTGGATATAATAGTTGCTGAAAATAGAGTGACAGTCAGAGAAGGTGTTACCATAGAACGATATATACAGACACTGCTGTCTATGAACGATGAGTATTATACCAGAATAACACGATCACAAAATATATCAGATTCATCAAACACTGAGGTTAATAAAGAACAGGCATTTGTAAATTGGGTCAGAGTGAATACTGGAGTTTCTTATACAACCTACGATACTAAAAGAAATGCATATGCTAAAAAGATAACTTTCAAGCCAGTTATATATGCCACAGCTAAAACCACAGTAGGTGCCAGTGCTGACGAAAATACTAATCTATCCAGAGACGAAATACAAACCAGAGTAGATCAGATTGATATTTTCAAAGCATATCATTATTTGTTTACAGGACTTAACGATCAAATATTAAATTGCAAAATTGATTATAAAGCAGCTCATGCTATGTTGCTGCCACCAACCGGAGGCTTCAGTGGAGATTTTAGCACTGTGATGGCTAAAACTATTTCTAGTCAAGCCTCTGTTACCGATGATTTAACCAGTGAAGATCTAGCAACACAAGCAGTAGAGGCTACTAATCGAGATGCTGTGAGCGACATAGTGGACAATGCTAGACCCGATCAGATATCTGAACTTGGCAAGCAATTAGGCTTTTCAGCTGCTGACATTAGAGATGCAGCCACTAATAGAAACAGTCAGTCTGCAGAAACACTTAAATCTGTGCTTGCAAATAGATCTTCAGCACAGGCATTGAGCAATGCTGCTAAAAATACACAAAGCGATGCTTTTTCTAATCAAGACGGCACAGACTATTCTCCTACTCTAAGCGGGTATGTGTATGCAGGAGATATCATAGGCAGTGTGTCAGAGCGTGTAGGCACAGCAGTGGGAGTAGAACAAGCAAGAAATACAGCAAGAGCATTGAATAACAGTGACGGAGACACTGAAGACAACGGCACGCCAGAGCCTGCTATTCAAACAGGTGGCATACCTAATCAGGCAGAAGATGGCACATACAACGGCACACCGAGAAACACTATATTTGGTTATCTCATGCAACAGCATTCTGCAACAGACTTTTTAGTAACGCTAGACATGGAAATAAAAGGAGACCCGTACTGGTTGGGTAAAACAGACGTAGGCAAAGTAACTCCACATGCATCAGGTGCAGAAGACACTGAAAACAAGTCCAATGAGGAGCACCTGCATTTAGCCGGCAACGATAATTATATATTGTTTGACATACAAACACCTAAGCGATATGATTTTGATGTAGCAGATGAAGATAGCAACTCCGGTTACTGGACACAAGACGGCACTGCTTACTTTATTACAGGAATATATATGTGTAGACGTGTTGTTAACATATTTTCAGGCGGACAGTTTAGTCAAGAATTAAATTTAATCAAAGAAACATCGTTGCAACTGAACAAACTTGGAAAATTAGAAAGATCAGAAGAGGAAGACACTGAGTAATGGCTTATAACGCTAACAGTAATCGCACCAGTCGAAATAATCCTTTACACAAACTTAATCAAGGTAAAGATGCTGTATTCGGTATATTTCTAGCGGAAATTGTTTCTACTAAAGATGTTAGCAGAACTGGCCGAGTAAGAGTGTTTATTCCTGCTATCAGCAAAGATAAAAATTCAACAGCAGGTTATTTTGATGCTGTATGGACTAGTCCTTTTGCAGGCACAACTGATCCTAGACAGATTGGTACAGATTTACAAAAACCAGACAACACAATTAGCAGTTATGGATTCTTAGGGGTAGTTCCTGATATGGGAAATCTTGTGCTTGTTTGTTTTGGCGACGGCAACACAAAGTATCCGCTGGTTATTAGTTGTTTATTTGGCGACAAATTTAATTATATGTTACCGGGCAACGCTGGAGGCAAAACATATCAAGCACCAAATTTTAATTTGCCTACCATGGAAAAGAATAAAAGAACAGCGGATATCAACCACAATGACACGTTCAGACCTATACAACATACACTAGCAGAAGCAATTACAACTCAAGGACTCGCCCTAGATCCTGTAAGAGGAGCAGGCAAAAGCACTTTCAGAAGAGAAAGTCCATCCGAAGTATTTGGTATACTCACCCCTGGACCCAGAGACCCTGATAAGTTTGATTACAGATTAGGCGGTCACAGCATAACATTAGATGACCATTTAGCCACGCGAAATATACGAATTAGAACAGCACAAGGCAATCAAATTTTACTTGATGACACTAATGGCTTTATCTATATCATTAACAAAGAAGGCAAGGTGTGGATGGAGTTTAGTCAATCCGGCGAAGTGTATTTGTTTGCTGAAGGCAGCATAAACATGCGAGCAAAACAAGATTTTAATATTCGAGCAGACTATAATGTTAACATCGAAGCAGGACAAAACGTTAACATCAAAGCTGCCGCTGACAACACAGCCGGTAGTTATACAGGTGTAGGTGGAGGCACAGGCGGTGAAATTAATCTACAGTCTGAGCGCGACACAAACATAGTAGCAGGTACAACGTCAGGTAATTTACTTGCAACTGCTGTGACTGGCGAACTACATATGAATTCAGCAGGAGATTTTTACAGCACATCTGGTAAAAACTTTTTTAAAAATGTTGCAGCATCAGACAGCACACAAGCAGGCAGAGACAGCACTGTAAAAGCCGGAGCGCAGATAACACATCAAGCAAGTGATTCCGTTACGTTAAAAGGAACTACTATTTTGATGAACAGTGGCGGCCCAGATGCACCCAGTGTTAGTGCATCAGCAACCGCTACACCTATACCCACTGTTGGCATAGAAGATGCAGCATTAGAATATCCAAAATATGACAAGAGTTCAGATAGCCCTCTGACCACAGACGGCAAACGTACAGGTCCTAAACCCACTATAACCACTATTGTGTCAACAATGGTGACTGCTGAACCATTTGAGGGCCATGCTATACCTGATCCAACTAATGATGATCAAGACAATATAGTCCCAGACGAAACACTTAAGAAATCTCTACCAGCTGGCAGTACAGGCATGACAAATGCTGCAGGAGACCCTGTGCCAGCAGCTGATAATTCACCATCTGGTTTTAAAAACGGCACAGGTTATACAGGCAACGGACCTAGCGCATTGCCACAGTTTGATTTTCCAAAAAATGTTTCTAATAATTTTGCCCCCGCACAACAGAAACAGTTAAGCGGTGCATTACAGCAAAGGCTAACAAATCAATTAAGTAGCAGTATTCCTTCGGTAAGAAACCCTGTTACCACAGTTGGTAATTCAACAGTGTTAGGAGTAAACAATAAGATTAGCGAGTACACTGCAAGAATAAAACGAGTAGGTATTGACACTTCCGGCATACCGAGCGATTTGCAAAGAGGCGACATGCGAGCTTTCAGTAACAAAATAGGAAATTTACAAAGACTGGCAAAAAGTCCTAAAGAATTCCAAGAAAGTCTCAAGTCTCAAGGAATTATTTCTATCAGAGATGGAGCCAGTAATATTTTTGTTGATAAACAAGGTAGAAAAATTATTGATTTTAGAAGTGGGTTAGGTGGAGCAAGTAGTCAACTGTTAACTGCTGCAAAGCTAGGCACCACAGCAAATATGGTAACTCGCACAGTTGGTGTGCCTATTTCAGACAATCAGTTGTCTGCTTTAACAAGTTTTGCAGACCATATAGGTCCTAATAATTTCTCAAAAAGCAGTGCATTGCGTGTACTTAATTCTGGTAATTATAAAGATGTTCCTAATGCAATGATGGAGTTTACATCCAATAATGTAAGCGGAGTAACAGAAACAAGACCGGATTATGTACAACGAAGGCAATTCGAAGGTGAACTTTTTCAAACGCCAGACGGTGTTCCGCTACCCGACGGCATGAGTGCTACAAGAAAATCGTTTAAACAACAAGCAGTTGAAATAAGAACAGCACGAGATGGTTACTTGACCAACTCAGACATTGTTACTTAAACGATTTCCTAGTTTTTTGTATGCATCGTATCTTGCACTGGTTTCTTCAGCAATAGTACGCTTCAACATTTCTATTTCGGATCTGAGAAGTTGATTTTCAGCACGTAGAACATGTATTTGTTGATTTGCTTCAGACAGTGAATCGATTTTTTTTGGATTTTTCATGTTTGTAAAAAAAATATGTGTAAGTTTCCTTACACATATTTATTCAGGCATTTGAAAGCATACGCTTCATTTCAATGAATTCTGCGGGCATAGTATTCTTTTCATATCGAAAATTACCAGCAAAATTAATGCTATCAAAGATAACATATTTTTTAGTTTCAGAGTCATAAAGACCCACTGTGGAAAATCTTTTGTTTTGCTGAAAGATTTTCAAAAAACGAGATTTGTGCAGACGATTATTTGTTTCTTCTGCTTTTTTCCAAATTTCGTCGAACTCTCTGTTAAACTTAAACATTTTTAATTCTCATGTTTTAATTGTTAAAAAAAAGGGTGTAAGTTGCCTTACACCCCTTATTATACACATACAAAAGTATATGTCAACCGTTTTTTAAAATGTTAGTGTGTACGATACAACAATTTTGGTTTCATCATTGTCGTTCGGCGCACCGTTTGTGTCCTGGTTTAGGTTTGTTTTAGATACTAAGAATGTGAAGTTGTCTTTACTAGCACTGACGTTATAATCGCTATAGCTGTCAGGTGTGCCGTTAAATGCAGTAACAAAATCACCCTGATGGTGACCAGCATGCAATCCAACTTCTACGCCGTTACTTAGCGGAATTGTGTAGTCTGCTGAAACATACGTTGCTTCACCAAACCCAAAGTCTTGGTTAGCACCTTCCCACGCTTCAGTATCCACAAGAACATACAAAGACAAATCTAAATTTGCAACACTAATTGATCCATATACTTCGCTGAAATCAAATTCTGCATTTTTGTCATAGTTGTAGTAAAGGTAACCAACATCATAAGCAATACTGCCTATTTCGCCAGTTTTACCAAAATACATATCATGTTCATATGAAAACCGATCATTTTCTGCATAGTCTACGTTCGATACCCATGTACCTACATAGTAATCGCCAATGCTGTACTCTGCTCCACCCTGTACTGCTGGCAAGTTTCTTGACTGTGACAACCCCCTCCACAAATAGTTATTTGTAGCGGTTACTGTGCCAGTTAATTCTGCTTGCGCTGTTGAAGTAAAGAACACTGCGCCTACCATTGCAAGTGTACCTACTAGTTTATATAATGATCTACTCATATTTTCTCCTTTTTTAAAGTGTACAATAATTAAAACATTTTGTAACACTGTGTAATAATTATGCAACGATTTATTTATGCACCCATAATATAGGAAATTAAAACTATTGTTAATAGAATAGATAAATATGAGTATGGCAACATTATTCAAAGGATTCAGCACAGTGGGCAAAATTAAAGCCCCATATGCATTAACTGATATAGAATTAGTTAAGCGAGATTTGCTAAATGAATTTAACACTAGAATAGGTGAGCGTGTTATGCGTCCAAACTTTGGCAGTATTATTTGGGATTTGTTAATGAACCCAGATGATATGTTTACTTCAGAAGAAGTTAAAGAAGACATCAAACGCATAATTGACAAAGATCAACGAGTAACATTAGTAGATATAAAATTGTTCGATTCGGACAATGCGCTGAGAGCAGAAGTGGAATTAAACTATGTTCTGCTAAACAGCAAAGACACTTTATATCTTGAATTCGAAAGAGAGCAACTGTAGTTATGGCACTAATCAACAGACAAAATAATTTATTTGCTGCTGAGGACTGGAAAGTAGCATATAAAGCATATAGCGAAGTAAATTTTCAAGCATACGATTTTGACACAATTAGATCTGCGCTAGTTGACTATGTGCGTACAAATTTCCCAGAAAACTTTAATGACTATATTGATAGCAGTGAATTTATTGCTATTATAGAATTACTTGCATACTTGTCGCAATCTCTTGCTTTTAGAATGGATCTAAACAGCAGAGAAAACTTTTTAGAAACTGCTGAAAGACGAGACTCTGTGTTCAAACTAGCACGTATGCTTGGATACAATCCTCGCAGAAATGTGCCTGCTAGTGGATTAATGAAAATTGTTGCTGTGAGAACAAACGAGCCAATAACAGACAGTTTGGGTAATGACTTGAACAACATCAACATATTTTGGGATGATGCAAACAACCCAGACGCATATGAACAGTTTATAACCATTCTAAACTCTGCTATGAATGTTACTAATAGATTTAGTACACCAACTAAAACAGGAACCGTGAATGACATAAATTGTGAGTTGTATGAAATTAATACTCCGGCTACCGCACCTCTTGCATATGATTTTGAATTATCAGTTTCAGGCGTAGAACGTAACTTCCAGGTTGTTAATCCTGATTTTAAAGATGCAGGAACATTTTTTGAGAGACACCCAGATCCTGTTGATAATTTTAACATAGTCTATAGAAACGACGGCACCGGCATAAGCAGTAATAATTCTGGATTTTTTGTAATGTTCAAGCAAGGAACATTATCTTCAGCAGACTATAACTATACCACCAGAGTTGAAAATAGAACACAAAATGTTGATGTTGGTAACATAAATGAAACTGATGTATTTTTACAGCAGATTGAATCTAATGGAACTGTTTTACAAAAATGGACGCAGATTCCAAACACAATTGGGCAAACACTAAATTACAATGATGTTGCTCTCGGAACTAGAACACTTTATTCTATAGAAAATTTAAATAACGCAGGTATTAAACTGAGATTTCCTGATGGCAACTTTGGCGATATTCCGTTTGGATTATTCCGTTTACGTTACCGAACAAGTGACCCAGAAACATTTACATTGCAACCAGAAGATGCAAGAAATGTAAAAGTAAATATACCTTATCAAAATGCACAAGGTACTGCGTTTACCTTAACTCTCACATTCAGTTTACAAGAAAGTGTGAGTAACAGTTTACCGCCTGAAACACTCACGGCAATTAAACAACGTGCGCCACAAGTTTACTATACACAGAATCGTATGGTAAGTGCGCAAGACTATAATATTTTTCCTTTTAGTCAAACAACAAATATATTAAAGCTGAAAGCAATAAACAAAACGCATGCAGGCCATAGTAGATACATTGATATCAACGACCCAACAGGCACATATCAAAACCTAGAAACTTTTGCCAGCGACGGAGCGTTGTACAGAGAGTTTATTAACGGCACTGACAGTACAACTATATCTGAAAACAATACCACATCAGAATCTATAGATTATGATATACCTTTGATGTTGAAAAACAAAAACCTCAATAACTTTGTTTATGAAAACTTTAGACAAGTGTGGACCAGTGCAGACCCAGACAAGTTTAATCTTACTTCTAAATCTGTAACTTGGAAAACGTTGCCAGCAGTGTCAGGTAAAAACATCACAGGTTATTTTGAAGAATCATCATCAGGGACCACACGAGTGCTAGTCAATTCATCTGGCACAGGTTTTGAAATGTTTGTTGATAATAATTTGTTAAAATTTGTAAATCCATCTGATCAAACACAGTATCAGTGGGCGCGAGTTGTTAGTGTTGCAAACAACGGTGCATTAAGCAGCGGATTGAGCACAAGCACTGGACCTTTTAAATTAAGTGCTGCTATACAAGACGGTTGGTCTCCTAGAGAATTTATTTCCACCATGCGCAAAAGTTTTATAGCTTCAGAAAAATCTAGTATAAAAGCAGAAATGGATAACAAGCGCAACTTTGGATTAGGTTATGATCCAGTCGCTGATTCCTGGTATGTTATTACTAATACTAATTTAGATAAAACTAGCAAATGGTCGCCTACATATGCTGGCAACACCAGCGGTACAAATTTAGATGCCAGCTGGTTATTGCTGTTTACTTATTCTGCAATTACTACATCAAATTACAAGTATACTGTGACACTACGAGGTCAGCAATATATTGTACAGAGTAAAAACGATTTAAAATTTTACAACATCAACAACGTAAAAGTTGCTGATAGCACAAATAACGCAAGTAAAGATTTAATCACATTCACAACATTGAATTACAAACCTGGTACTGCAGAAACTTTTACTTGGACAGACAATGACAGCGACGATTTAGGCGAAGTGTGGGAAAGTGACGAAACTTTTGAACAGTACACTCCGAATAGTTATAATCCAGACATACCACTAAAAACCAGAGGAACAAAGTGGTACAATGTCGAAGTTGATTTTGTTACTAACGTTGGTATATTTCAAAACGGTGATTCAGTTGTTAACAAATTTGTAAGTC